AGTCCCAGTAAGTATCTACCAACGTTAATAATCTTTGGTGTAGTACTACTTATAGTCCGTAAGTTATCTTCAGTAATCTGGCTATCAGCAGCCATTATCACCATATCAGTAATCTGTATTCCTACCAGTGTCGTCATAACAGAGAAATATACCTTCCCTCGGCGTGTCGTACCAGTAACGACACACCTTGTCATTAAACTATGAGCGGAGCGAATAAAACAGAAACAATCGTTCCGAGCCGCCAAGGGCGGCGAGAGGCGACTGACATCAGGAAGGAGCCGTGAACTGAGTGTTGTTCCGTCTACTTCGGCTGCTTAGATTACCACCTGTCAAAGCAGCAGATCTCAGGTCCCTTGGACCTACTCACGTCTGTAGCTGTGGCTGTACTATGTTTAACATTATGGCTCAGTTCCAAGACTATGAGATATCCTGGTACTTTCTTGATGCTACCTGTGTTAACTGCGGTAATCTAGTTCGTATCCCTTGTCCTGTAGATAACAGCGAGAATAGTTTTTAGGCATAAAAAAAGAAGCCCCCACCCCGTTAGGGATGAGGGCCTTTTGCCTCGCGCTTGCTACAAACTATTAGTTTGAACCACGCCCAAACTCTTTGGCTGATGAATCTAGCCACTTGAGTACTGGACCTAGGAAGCCAGCCAAGGCTGCAGTTCCAAGGACCTTAAGATCAGTCTCTCCTGCTAGGTAAAGTGCGATTGCTGCAGCAGCAGAAGCACGAAACCAAGTAAGACCGACTTGCTTTAATTGTTCCATTAGATTGCCTTTCGTTTTGTATTGTGAACCTTACAGCAGGTACAGACTGGTACCAAAATGGTACCTTTTGCCACCTTCTTCTTAGCTTGAGGCTGAAGTCCAGCCACAATCTGGTTCACAATCTTAGGTTGATTCATCCACCAGAACCAAGGGCTAGTATCATTAGCCAGGTCAGGGTTGATAGAAATGTGAATGTGCTTAGTGTGAGGGTTGCTACCAGTATAAACACGATTGCCAGACTTAGCCTTGTCGCGTGACCAAATTTTATTATTGAAGATAAGGTAGGAAACCCTGTTATCTTCTTTAAGTTTTTCGAAAATCTCGGCACAGTCAATACCTGCCTTTGGGTCGTGGGTCAGGTCTACTGCTAGTCCAGTATTGTGATCAGAGTTAGGACTTGCCTTGATGTGAGCCTTGCTTGGCAGGAGTCCATCCGACACCTTGCTTCGCTTCGGTACAAGCGCAGTTGCCTGTCTGAGAACGGCAAGTGCTGCAGGTGTTGCACTCTTTACAACAGGTTTCATTCATTTCCTCAGTGCTTCCTTGACTAGCTCAGTTAATAATTCTACTTTTTCTTCTAGTAAATTAACCTTATCTTTAAGACTAGAGCCACCATTGGGTCTTAGTTCATATAGGTAATGCTTGACTAACCAGCGTATAAGTCCAGCAAATCCAGTGATTATTGTTAATGTGGCTACAGCTATGCCAGCCCATTCATTAGGTGTCATTACACGCTCCGTATTGTAACTAGCAAAGTGCCTCCAAAACCTGAGAAGCGCTTATCTGTTGGTGTCCGATTGATGAAGTCCATCTCTTCTATGAGTCCAATGAAAGACTCACCTGTTCTGAAATCCTGAACGACAAGAGTGTCGCCAAGATTTTCTACTGCTTCGAGTTGTTGCATACGATCCCAAGCAGAACCTTCATAGCCTACCTCTACTCCAAACTTATCCGTCTCGTGGTCATAGCAGAAGACTGGATATTGAATCAGTCTTTGACGAGGGATTGCTGGTAGAGATTTGATTTGGTAACCATTAAATATAGGGCCAAGAGTTGTATCAGCAGTAGAGCGAGTAAATGTAAACTTGAATCCTAGATACTCTTGCGCTGTTGCAGGATAAGGGATACCACCTTCTGTAACAGTTTCACCCTGTGAATAGGTTCCGATATTGTAGCTAGTGCCAGCAGAGTCAATAGACTGCAGGCTTAGACCACCATTGGTAGAGATAAATCTAGGAAATAGTAACTTGTATATCTTAGGCTCTAAGGTGTTATAGCGGATATAACCAGTCTGCATATAACCAGATGCAACCTTGACTCCGTATGATTCAATCCATATTCCATCGCCTGGAACAGCAAAGACAACTCTATCGGTAGTACCAAGGAAGTCTGTAGATGATGGGTTAACAGTCTCACCACTTGCACAAACATCCCAAGCATAAGCAAAGGCAAGGCTATTAGGAACCACTGGCTGTGATAAATCAATACGGATTAGACCTGACTCAGTACCTTGCAAGGTTGTTACATAAGCAAATTTATCCTTGAAAGTTACACTCTTGCACTCTGTATCTACTAGCAATGGTCCGTAACTTATGTCACCATCAGCAGATACCACTGCAACTCTTACACCCTTACTGGTGCAAAGAACTCCAAAGTTACCAAGGTATACATCAAAGGCGTTTAATATCTCACCTTCTGGTAGGTCAACAACTACTGTTGGAACATTAAGTTCTGGGAATCCAAGAGCATTAGCATTAGCAAGATCTAAAGTAATCTTGTATAAAGATGACTGAGCTCCAGCATAGCCACCAACATAGAAAGCAGCAGGTCCTTCAGATATGGTTGTCCATATCCAAGATGGATTTGGGTGTTCATAAAGTGCGGTAGGCAAAGAGTGACCACCTGCAGTGGCACCCTTATTAGAATCTAATTCATATAACTCTCTACCAATACCAGCAAGTAAACGTTGCTTTGCATAACGCAGTGCTACTGTGGTAACTGGACCATCAAGATCATAGATATGACCATCAGATGTAGAACCAAAGATATTACCTCTATGAAGTTTGTCATTATCTGCAGCAAAGTATCTAGTGCCATCAGAGGTTAAAGCCATAAAATCAAGCGTATGTGGAGCTGCTGTTAAGGTATAAGTAGTAACGGTAGGTGTATCGTTACTCATAGTAAGTTTCTTGAGGTCAACTCCTTCAGTAAAGACAACTGCATCTACGTTATTAGCAGTATCTCTAGCACCAACTAGGTATAGGTTAGTTGCTGTTGCAGTTCTAGCCCTGACTGTACTGTTTAGCAGGGTAGCCTGACCCTTGGTCCAGACATCTACACCTTTGGACTCTGTAAACTGGAAGCGAAGCGACTCATCTTGTAGCGGTTCAAAGTATTTAATGCCAGCACCTAGGTGGAATGATGACTGTGAACGTAGCCACCAACCTGTAAGAGTCTGCTCACCAGGCTCTCTGGTCTGGTCAATCTGTTGCTTACGATACTGAGCTGTGACGCGGCGATAGGGTGTGTCATCACTAGCTGCCAAGAAGAATGGCAGACCAGCAAAGGCTACATCGTATGCCTCGCTTGTAGATGAGTAGCTAGTGGCCCCAGCAGGGTTGGAAAGTACGTAGGGAATGCCCTCTGTGATGTCCTGGTCATAGGCCATTACTTACTCCTTTGATTGAAAAAATAAATGAGCAGTTTCGCCACATACTCAGGTGGTACTACTTAGAACTATCTTGAGGGATTGTGCTAAGCCTCAACCCAGCTAAGGGTTGCCTCATCCCAAGACCAAAGTTCGCCTTCGGGTCTAGGTGTTAGCGGTTGCCAATCAAAGTTATCATCTAGCGACCAAGATGGATAAGGCTGTGGCGCAATAAATACATCTGCTACAGGATCATAACTATAACCGATGCCAGCGTATTGCTTGCGGATATTGTTATTGTATGAAGTGCGCTTACAAACTTGGGCTCTAAAATTACCATACCAAGTTTCTGTATCTACACCTTCTATAAGTTCAGTTTCATCAATGCCAGTAATAACCTCAGTTACTACATTGTTCTCATCTAAAAAAGCGTAATGTGCCATTATGACCAACTCACATTTCCTGTGCCAGCAGTAATTGTTGTGACTTTATGAGAACCATCTGTTGATGTGCTACCCGTTAAACCTGCGCCAATAGTTATAGTAGAAGAACTTAAATAACGCAAAATTACTACACCTGAGCCGCCACTCGCACCATCTAAATCACCAGTAAGTCCAGCTCCACCACCACCACCACCAGTGTTTTCAGTTCCAGCAACAGGTGTTTCTCCATCATCATCTCCACCGCGACCTCCACCGCCTGAAACTGTGCCGCGAGTCGAAGTTCCTCTAGCGCCACCTCCACCGCCACCTGCCCTTTCAACACTTGTTCCCGTAATTGATGATGAAGTTCCAGTTCCACCATTTCCAGATGCGCTTGCTGCTGTTGCATTACCTCCTGCCGAAGAAGCTCCACCACCACCACCGCCGCCGCCATTAACACCACCGCTACCTTGACCGCCATTATTACCTTGACCGCTTATTCCAGTTCCAGCTCCAGCATCGACATTATTTGACTCGCCTCCACCCGACCCACCATTACCAGCAGCGCCTTCGTTTTTAGAACCTCCACCACCGCCGCCTTCAGATGTATCAGTTGCAAAATTAGAATCGCTACCTTTAGAACCATTATTCAAAAATGAATTAGAACCTGCGCCACCACCCCCAATTGTTATTGCGTAATTAGTGTTTGGAGTTAAAATCTGACTTGTAAAAGATTTATAGCCACCAGCGCCACCTCCACCGCCACCACCAGTATTATCTGCACAACCGCCACCGCCACCGCCAGCAACGACAAGGTAATCAACAGAAATAGTGCGCGGATAATTTTGACTAGCAATAATTCCTAGAATAGGCATTAGGCAATATCTCCTACGATAGTAAATGTGTTGCTTGCTGTACAGATCACACTACAAGCTGAATACTGGGCTCTTAGCTTTGGAGCAGTTGAGGTAGCTCCAGTTGAAGTTATAGTAACGCCAGCGCCCTGAGCAAAGGTAACTTGACCTGCGCCGATTTGTTGCAGGTTAATAACATCTCCTGCGCTAAATACGCTTGAAGGAACTGTAACTGTTATTGCTGCAGCATTAGATGCTGTGACAAGTTTGTAAGAGGCATCTGCAGCAACCAGAGTATAAGTAGTTCCAGTCTGAGCGTTTACAGAAAGACGCATAGTTGGGGTTGTAATGATTGGCGATGTAAGCGTCTTATTGGTTAGAGTATCGGTAGTTGCCTTACCTACCAGAGTATCTGTAGCAGCAGGCAAGGTTAGAGTTGTGGTTCCTGCTACCGCAGTTGCTTGTACTGTTGTGGTACCAGATGTAGACCCAGAGAAACCTAGGCTTGCTATAGGCGATACTGCGCTTTCAAAATCTGTTAAATCATCTGAGGTTAGAACGTGCTTGACTGTGGCACCTGAAGAGTGAGTTATACCAGATACACCTGGAGTTCCAGTTCCAGCCCTTCCTCGGCTAATAGTTAAGATGTCACCAGATACGTTTGTCACATAAACAATTTCTTCATTTATCGTATCTACATCTATAGCCACTGTGAATATGTCTACGTTACCAACACCTAGTGAGACACCGCCCATCAAGGCTGCAGCAGTTCCTGTTGCTACCGTCATACTGGTAGCAGTTGTATTTATACCACTGGCAAGCGTTGTCGCAACGCTGATACTTGAGTATTTTCTAGTCATCTATTTACCTCTATTTTGTGTAATGGATGCGAATTGGATACCTGTCTTGTAACTTCAGTGCCTCCTCCTGAAGTCTTTGTTGATATAAAGCAAAGATGTAACGAGATGCAGATGCACCAGAGTTAAATGGATTCTTAGTATCGTTAAGATCAGCCTCAGCGCTGGATAGATTTATACGACCAGCGTCAAGGAAACTGAGAAGTTTGTATGAAGCACCGAGTACAGTAACGTCAGCAGAGCTACCAGGTAGACCAGTAACATCAGCATAGTCATCGGAATTAGAATCAAGGGTATTGGCTTCTGTTGTGTACCACACCTGAACGGTACGACCAGGTTGTATGTTCTCATAGATACTCACAGTCACATTAGTATTGAAGGTTGCAGTATTTGCCATTTGGTCTGCTCTCCAACGGTTAATAGGTAACCATTCCTGAGAAGAACCTGTGGTCTGCCAAGACATAAAAAGAATACTCTCGGCATCATCTGGTAGAGCATAAGTTGTTTGAGAAGCATTAAAAGTAAAAGTCGTAAACGATACTGCCCAGAGTTTAGGATAGAACGAGTTAATCGTATCGTTGATAGCCTTCTTGATATTAACTCTAGGAAAGGTTGGGGATAAAGTAACTTGAGCATATTGACCGTGTGGTGCTGGACTGGTTCCTTGATATCCGCGACCAAAGCCTGGAGCTACATTCAAAGTATTGGTAGCAGTGCTAAAAGTATCAATCCAAAGTAGTTCTTCATCTATCTCAACTATACCTTTAGCAAGGTTATTAGCAGATCCAATAGCGATAGAGGTATCGCTAGAAGTAATACCATTTGGATTAGTTATGTATGTTACTCTGTCTTGACGAAGGGCATAGCCTTGTAGGTTGGCTTTGACCTCATCAATCATTTCTCCCAGTGTTGGCATTGTTTCCTTCCGTATACCAGCCATCTTCCCAGAGCGTCATTAGTCTCTGGAAATAGTATTCATATTGCTTTGCTATAACATCTACTGAGTAGAGCGATATAGCCCTATCTCTGATAGCTTGCCTATCTAGATTCTTGACGTTCTGTGTTGCCAAGATAAACTCTTCTACGTTACGACATCTATAACCTGTAACGCCTTGCACTACAGTTTCAGTAAATGCACCCCAGTCTGTAGTAATTACTGGAGTTCCGCAGGCTTGTGATTCAATGTTCACATTACCAAAAGGTTCTAAGTAAAGCGTTGGGACAAATGTAGCTATTGCTCCACCCATCAACTCTGCACGCTTCTCAGGTCCTACTGTTCCTATGTACTCACCATAGTTTGGTATGTGTGGTCCAGGACCTGCAAAGATAAGTCTTGCTCCGATGGTCTTGCAGATATGCGCTGCAATGTCTATACCTTTTCTCGGAATCATTCTTCCGACATACAGGTAATAGTCTCCATCACCTTTGCCCATTGGGAACATATCAGGATCTAGATAACCTGGAATCACCGCATCAAAGAATGAACCATCTACTTGAGCAGCGTTCTTATGCTGAGCATAGATTGCGTGCATCCAAGCATAAGATTCATAAACTTTATACTGAGCAAAGACTCCTGCGTATCCTACGCCAAACTCTACTGTCATCATTTCTGGCAGTGCATCTGCTATTGGCTTATGACTTGCTCCACCAATTACACAGATGAAGTCGTGCTTCTCTGCTCGCTTCTTAATCTCAGCAGCAGCTTTCTTATTAAACTTTTGCCAGTGAGGTAAACGATAATCAAAGGGCGCTTCAACATAAGGCTTCTTGCCTACAACGATTCTTCTTTGTGTCTCAGAGATGCAAGATATGTGCTCATCTACTTGAGCTTCATTCTCATCGCCTGCATATAGGTAGACCGTATGGCCTAACCCTTTCATCATATTGCAGAATCTGCGAACCTTTTCAGTGTACGCACAACCTGCGAATTCTTTAGTTACCTGTGTATGGGGTAGCGCTACTACGTGGAATCTCATACCACAATTCTACTGAAAACCTTTGAAATCAGAAACTAACTCGCCGCGTAAATCTGAGAATCCATCGTGCTGAATTACCAGGTTTGGCTGGGCAATATAGGCATTAGTCCTGTTAGCCCAGACCCTATAAGCCACATCTATCCACTGGTCAAACTCTCTGGCTATCTGGATAAATAAATCTACCTTGGCAGGATTTACACAATAGGCTTGGGTTCCTGTTGAGACTACCTGTCTAACCCAGTGCTTATTGACTGGCTTAGTCTCATTCTTTATTGCTCCTAGATAGAAGATATCCCAGTCTTCGGGTAGGTCTGCCATATATTCATCCAGAGCCTCATTAAAATCTTCTCTAAATTTAGCATCATCTTCACAGATAAGAACCATCTCATCTGGCTTTATCTTTCGTAAAACCTCTATATGGCTTAACCTGCCAGCCACTATCGGGTCCATACCTAAGAACTGTCCATCCATAGCTGAATGTACTTCAAACTCAAAGCCAACTGTTTCGGCTTCTTTACGGAACTGCTCTAAACGATCTGAACGCCTATTGACATTGATGACAATAACTCTGTCAAAGTATCTCATATACTAGACTAGGCTATATCTCCAACGATTAAAAACGTATTGCTTGCCGTACAGATAATGGTAGCGGCTGATTTATTCATTCTAAGTTTAGGAGCAGTGGTGGTAGCGCCAGTTGAATTTATAGTAACTCCAGCGCCTTGCGAAAAGGTTACTTGACCTGCCCCATATTGGGCTACGTGTATCTGGTCATTTGCGCTAAATACCGAAGGTGGCACTGTTAGTGTTATAGGCGAAGCATTATTACAGGTAACTATTTTACTAGCGTCTCCTACTACTAAAGTATAAGTTGTACCTGTTTGAGCATTAAATCCTATAATATTTCCAACGCCTGTAGGACCTGTCGCGCCTGTGGCACCTGTTGTTCCAGTAGGTCCTGTTGGTCCCGTAGCACCTGCTGGTCCAGTAACACCAGTAGGTCCAATATCACCTGTTACACCTTGCGGTCCAGTTGGTCCTGTCGCTCCTGCTGGACCCGTAGCTCCCGTAGGACCGATGTCACCCGTAACGCCTTGAGACCCTGTAGCGCCCGTAGAGCCAGTAACACCTGTTGGTCCGACATCTCCAGTAACTCCTTGCGTTCCAGTGGCTCCTGTAGGCCCTGTAGCCCCTGTAGGACCCGTTGCACCAGCAGGTCCTGTTGGACCTGTTGCACCAGTATCTCCAGTTACGCCTTGTGGACCTGTAACACCAGTTGGACCAGTTGCACCTGTTGGGCCTGTATCGCCTGTGGGACCAGTAACACCAGTGCTACCTGTTGGACCAGTTGGACCAGTAGCACCAGTGGTGCCTGTAGCTCCTGTAGGACCAGTAGGTCCAGTATTACCTGTAGGACCAGTTGGACCTGTCGGTCCAGTAGCTCCTGTAGAACCAGTTGGTCCAGTAGGTCCAGTTGAGCCTGTACTTCCCGTAGATCCTGTAGAACCTACAGGTCCAGTTGGGCCAGTTGCACCTTGTGCTCCTTGAGGCCCTTGGTCACCTGATAGTTCTACTGATACTTGTGGAGTAATAGATTCAATAATAATATAAGTCGTCACGATGTAGTTACCGCCCCAGTCACTATAAATTTTCCTTCAAGTATCCGAGTTATTACTGTGCCAGAATCTAAAACTAAATCATAGGAATATCTAGCAGCAGATATAGCTCCAGTCAAAGCAGATGATATCGTGATAGTAACCCTACCTAAAGCAGCATCTAATACCATACGACCATTAGCGGTAGAGGCAACTATGGTTGTGGTAGATGCACCAACAAATGGACGCACTGTCATAGTTCCTGTGTACCCATTTAGGTTCCAAGGAACACCATCATCTTGTATGACAAACTGAAAATTAAATGTTGTTGCTTGGTCACAGACCAGATTAAATTTAGCACTCATCAGCTAGACACCGCCCTGAGAGCAGCCGCCGCAGGTAAGCCAGAAGTAGAAGCGAGTTGATTACATACACCATTAAAATCAAGCCAATTAGCTTTATTAGCGTTGCCAGCAATTTCATTTAGAACTCCTACGGTGTCTGTTACAGTAAGAGTGACGCTACGTTGCGCTGCCCATTCTTGGGCTGCCTTAGCCATATCAACCATATTAGCAGCAATGCGATAGGTTCCACCATTAGCTAGACGATTTAACTCTGAGTTGAGAGTTGTACCTGCAACACCTAGTGCCACTGTTTACTCCTTACTTCTTCTTTTTTCTTGCTGCTGCTGCGTTATCTATTAGATTTGGATATGGACGACCTGCTGCTTTAGCGCGAGCTTTAGCTGCGCTCTTCTGTGCAGGTGTTAATTTTGTTGATTTCTTCTTTGGGTTCTTTGTTTCCCAGAATGGTTTCTTCTTCACCACTTCACCTTATCTGCCCAAAATGCGGCGCTCATCTTGCCTTTAGCAATGTTTTTTGAATGTCTTGCTTTGAATGACTTCTGTCTAGCAGTAGGCTTCTTATCGCCGCTTACGCCTTGCTGTCCGAATCTAATTGTCTTGACTTGAGATCCTTCTTTGGCAACAACAACGTGGCTCTTAGTTGGGTGGCTAGGCGTACGCTTGGGCTTATTGAAGCCCGATACACCAGCTCGTGTAAGACGTGAATCACTTTTTTTCTTTGCCATATTCTCCGTACTTTCCTAAGATTGCTCGGATTGTTCCGTTCTTATTGAGTCTAACGATAAATCCGTTTTTAATCTGAACAGAGTTAAATCCTCGGTGTGTCTTATGTTGCCCAGATGACACTACTTAGCAGGCTTTCCTGGAGCACCCTTCATCAAGGACTCATAGGTCATAAAAGGCTTATCGTTTGTGTCTGGAGGCCAAGGTGTGTACTCGTTCTCTTCTGGCTCAAACTTGTTGCTATATTCGTTTGGGTAGTTTCCTGGCATTTTAGTTCTCCTTGAACTTTAGAGTGTTTCCGTCAAAGGCTTTACCAGCCTCATTAGATAACATCATTGCTGCGTCTATATCTTTTTTCTTGGTAGATATTGGTTCTACTCCCTGCCTTACAGCAGAGTAGTATGAATCCAATTCTTTATCCCAGTTCTTTTCTTTGTCTTTATCCCAGCCTTGCCTGGTAGGGAAGCACCCTGCAAAGCCAAAGTTTGCTGATTGCAAACAATCGGAATAAGACTCGTGATCTTGTGTCTTGCAACCTGAACGACAATTTGGATTTTTCATATTTG